GCAGTGAGAAGCAGTCTGGCTTCAGCGTCATCATCAAAAATTACTGTTGATGAAATGTTGATACCCAGTTGGTTGATGACTTCAATCTTTGATGTAATGCTTGGCATGTCTTTTCCTCTCAAGCTAGTAAATATGCAGCGGCAAATATCACTGCGTTGATGGCTGCGACCAGCGCAGCTTTTTTGATAAAAGGCAGCGTGTCTGCCCAGATGAACAGTTTGGTTAGCATAAATAGTCCCCTCGATTTTCATACGCATCGAAATGGCCAGCCTCGACACCCTCGTTCCAGACCTCATCAATTGAGACTTGAAACTCAACCATCTGCCTACACAAGGCGGCTTTTTCGGCTTTCAACTTTCCATGTGGTGTGGCATCAAAAATGCAGTTCAAGAAATATTGAAAGGCACCGTCCTGTTTTACACCGACCACCCACTTCTTTTCGCCATCAACGTCGATCCGTTTGACGTACATTTTACAAGGCATTTTCATAATATCTTCTCTCCTCATGATGTTAACGATGGCCTACTCAAAGGCCATGCTTAAAATCACGATGCTAGGCAGTGACCCAGTCTTTTCTGACACGCTTTGACTGAGCGGCTGTAAGGCTCATGATTTCGCCAGAATTTTGGCAAGCCCAATCGCGATGATCCTCATCGATCCAAACCATAGTGTTTGGTCTAACCTCAACACCGCTGCCCCAAGGATCACTATCCTTTAAGCAGCAATAGGATGCAGGGCCAAAACAATCTTTACGATTGTAATGTGCCTTTGTCAGAGTTCCCAAACTGTCTGGTTTGCGCTTGAACCTCGCACCCTTTTTGAGATGCTTGAGGTGGACTGGATGCCATTCGGTGCCATCCTTTGCGATGTTCATCGAAGGGCGAACTACTGAAGCCCAATGCTGATAGACACGCAATGATACAAATGGATGTTTCATTTTAGTTCCTTTCTCATGATGTTAATGATGCAGCCGCTAGGCTGCACTGTTAAAATCACGCACAGTAACCAGTCCTGACTTCGTCAAACAGAACCCAGTCTTTTATGTAAGCCAACTCATGAGCGGCTTCGATCTGGTTCCAAGAAGTCAAGAAGCTTAACGCCTGAGCCAAGTGAGACTTTGCTTCGTATCTCACAAGCTCTGCGTCGATTTCGTAAGCAGTTCTGACCGCTGCAATTGCATTTTCGTAGTGTGTCATCTTGTCTGTCATGGTCTTTCCCTTCATGATGTTAATGATGCAGCGGCCTTACGCTGCACTGTTAAAATCATGAGTGCTTATTGATGTTGTACTTGCCTTGAAGCCAGCCGCCTAAGAACGGCTCAAGCATCTCGTTTGCCTTTAGCATGTCCTCAATGTCAGCCAAGCTCATGTACCTGAGACAAGCGAGAAGCATGTCCTCATGTCCGTGAACACCTGTTAAGCGGATTGCAAAGTCTCTGGCGTTATACTCATATTTTTTCATGGTCATTCTCCTATGTTGATTTCAGCATCGTCTAACCACCGCTCTGCGGTTGCTAGATCAGGCGCACCAGCAGCCAGACAGGCTTGTATTGCAGCATCCTGCAAAGCCTTGGCGATTAGTGCAGCGTCCCATTGTGCAAGTGTCATGGTCATTCTCCAATTATGTGACGGCGTTTCTGATTGAGGCAGCGAGGCCGATTACATCGACAACTGCCTGAGCGATATTGCCCTCGGCAACCGAGAGGCAAAGATTAGCGAAGGCGTCGATCGCGGTAACCGCTGCATCCGCATCCTTGATAATTCCTTTTGGCATTGATCATATCCTTATCCATTATTGAAAGGCTCCAAGTGGAAGCCCTCGAAAAATGGTGTGGGTCTGAAGCGTCACTACTACTGAAAGTTGATCTTCTCTACATTTAACCACCTCACTAGCCCAAGATCCCAGCGGCGGCACTCGCAGCGTTTACGTTAAGCTCCGCAAACCCACATTGATTGTTAGGAGAGAGCTTATCCTCTCACTTGATCGCGTCTTTCACACTCTTGACCTCTCTGGGTGACCTTGCGCGGTCTCATCCGCTAATGTCGGAGGGGTTGCGCCCCCTCTCTGAATACTCATATGGGCCTTGGGGTCAGACATGTCAAGCATCAGCAAGAATAAAAATGAATTAAAATGAATAGAACAGACAGACACCTATATAAACAAGGGATAAGCAAGGGAGTTAGGTGACAAATAAAATTGACTGGGTTAGAATAGTTCAACTGAACTTTATGGAAATAGGGGTTAGCTGCTGACAATATTAGTTTAACCATTAAACTAAATCGACAAGCAGCTTGTACATTTGAGGTGCAAGAATGACAGATAAGACAGGTGACAAGCGAGGGAAGCTTATTGTGATCGAAGGATCAAAGCCGCCAAAGCGTAAAGGAACAAGCCGCAGTGCGACATTGCCAAGTGGCTTGACTGAGAAGCAGGAAGCGTTCTGCATGGCGGTTTTTGAGGGGTCAGGGTTTAGTGATGCATACAGGTCAAGCTATGATGCATCAAACATGAAGCCTGCAACGGTGAACCGACAGGCACATGAGTTGATGATCAACAGCAAGATAACTGCAAGAATGGATGAGTTGCATAGGCAGCGAGAAGCTGAACAGCGCATGTCATCCCTCTCACGATCAGAGAAGGTCATAAAAAAACTGGAGCAGATCGGTCTGGATGATGTCGATGTTGGCGGCACTGTGCAGATCCGGGCACTTGAATTGCTGGGCAAGACGATTGGAATGTTTACCGATAGAATTGAGACTGAGGATAAGACAGATCGGGATGCTGAAGCAATCAAGGCAGAGCTTCAGGACAAGCTCCAGCGTATGTTGCAACGGTAAAGTGCAATTGAACTTTTCAAAATGGATCTGGAATGCGTCCTGCACAGGCGCAACTTAGAAAGAACGCGCGCGCGATGCTCGCACCCCCACCCACCCCCACACCCCCGTGCATGGGCACGCGCACACACATGCGTATACATGGTGTTCCGTACAAACAATTACAAAAGCCCACAAAATCGTTAGATGATTGGCACCCCACCCCATGAAATATGAAGAAGTGCCTGTGAATGGATCATTCCATTCCCAATGTAGTATATTATAAATGGTAGTTAAAATAAATATATTATAATATATAGCTTATTGGTTATAATATATATATTATAACGTATATATTATAATATATCGGGGAGCAAGTTTTTTTTTGAACGTGTTGGATATCAAAAATAAGATAGATACTTTACCTATAGACCAGCAGGTGGAGATACTTGATCTACTCCGTGAACTTGAAGAGGTCGAGGGCAAGAAGGTTGCCAAGGATGACTTCATGGCCTTCACCAGAATGATGTGGCCTAGCTTTATTAGTGGTCGGCACCACAAGGAAATGGCGAGTGCGTTTGAAAGAGTAGCCAAGGGGGAGTTGAAACGTCTGATAATCAACATGCCACCCCGTCATACCAAGTCGGAGTTCGCATCTTATCTTCTTCCTGCGTGGTTCTTGGGTAGATATCCCGAAAAGAAAGTCATTCAGACGGCACACACTGCTGAATTGGCTGTGGGGTTTGGACGTAAAGTCCGTAACCTTATCCAATCAGAAGACTTCCAAAAGGTTTTTAGTGGAATAACCCTGTCATCTGACTCCAAAGCTGCTGGACGTTGGAATACGAACAAGCGTGGTGACTACTTCGCCATTGGTGTAGGGGGTGCGGTCACTGGTAAGGGTGCTGATCTTCTAATTATTGACGATCCTCACTCCGAACAAGACGCACAACAGGGACAATTCAACCCAGAGGTCTATGATCGGGTGTATGAATGGTACACATCTGGCCCAAGACAGCGATTACAGCCCGGTGGGGCCATTATTGTGGTGATGACACGCTGGTCATTGCGCGATTTAACGGGTCAAATCCTAAAATCTGTGGGAAATAAGGAAGGAATGGACAAGTGGGAGCTAATTGAGTTCCCTGCCATCATGCCATCAGGCAATCCACTGTGGCCTGAGTTCTGGTCTCAAATCGAATTGGACGCATTAAAGGCAGAATTGCCCGTAACCAAGTGGCAAGCGCAGTATCAGCAAAATCCTACCGCCGAAGAGGGCGCATTAATCAAACGGGAGTGGTGGAGGGAGTGGGAAAAGTCCAGTATGCCCCCATGTGAGATCATATTGCAGTCATGGGACACCGCATTCCTTAAAACACAGCGGTCTGACTACAGTGCTTGCACAACATGGGGGGTATTCTACCACCCAGATGAAAATGGAGTCTCCCAACCCAACTTAATCCTGATTGATGCCTTCAGAGAGAAGCTTGAGTTCCCCGATTTGAAACGTGCGGCCTACGATAAGTACACAGAGTTTGAACCAGACCAGATGATTGTGGAAAAGAAAGCATCAGGTGCGCCACTTATCTTTGAACTCAGGGCTATGGGCATACCCGTCACAGAATTTACCCCATCTAGGGGCCAAGACAAGATTGCTAGGGTAAATGCAGTTACAGACCTGTTCGCAAGCGGTGTAATCTGGCACCCACCCACCAGATGGGCCGATGAGGTGATAGAGGAGTGTGCATCCTTCCCGTCTGGGGAGCATGATGACTATGTTGACTCAACATCACAGGCATTACTCAGGTTCAGACAGGGGGGATGGGTACGTGCTGAGTCAGATGAGTGGGATGATGAGCCTAAGTATCAGCGTCCTGTAGAGTATTACTAAAAGTTCAATTGAACTTTCTAATCTAGCATCATTAAAAAAATCAATCCAAACAATGCACCTACCAACATAAGAAATAGGGTGATACCAGCCGCCCACTCCTTGATATTCTGCACCATCTCAAGTCTGCGATACTCGTTCTCACGTTTGGACTTGCGGATTTCTGCCTCTATTGACAAGAGTTCATCCCAGTGTGACGGCCCGTATACAACACTGATATAATCTTTCAGTTCGCTTCTCATGGCAGCAGCCTTTTTCCTCGCGGCAAATATTTCCATTGCCTGACTCTCTACCCCACCCCCCAGTATTTGAAACACGCTTGGGTTCTGGTTCTTCCTTTCAAGAAAGTCCAGATCGGACATTGCACTAGCCCATTTAGAAAGCTGAACACCCATGTCCTGCAAATCCTTGCCGACTTGCATTCCTTTCTTCAGTGCGGAGAAAGCACTTGAGGCCATAGTTATTGCACCAACAACTTCAATCATATTGTTTTTGCGCCGTGTCCTGTTACAACTACCTTGGGACTATCCTCCCTATGTCCCACGGTGAGGTGCGATAGACCCCATTGTCGTGCCTCACCACTTAACATATAGACCAAATCAATATTATTGTGTAGGATAAACTAAATCACATCAGAGAGTGCCTATGGCTATTGAAAAATTACTCACCCCGTCGAGTCTGGATGTGGAGAGCAATCCAGATGAAGAAGAGCTTACAGTAGAGATTATAAATCCTGAAGCTATCTCAATGGAGACAGAAGACGGAAGTGTTATTATAGACTTTGAAGGTGGTATAACTGAGGATATTGAAGGCCCAGACCATGATTCAAACCTAGCAGACTTCATAGATGAATCAGAATTGCAGAGCATGGCATCTGATCTTATTGCAGATTTTCACTCCGACAGGGAGTCTAGGGCTGACTGGGCGAGAGCATACGTCAAGGGTCTTGACCTATTAGGGATGAAGATTGAAGAGCGGTCACAACCTTGGGCTGGAGCCTCTGGTGTGTTTCACCCCGTACTAACTGAAGCTGTTGTCAGATTCCAAGCTCAGGCTATGGGTGAGCTATATCCAGCGTCTGGCCCTGTTAAGACAAAGATTATGGGTAAGTTAACCCCAGAGAAGACTGAACAGGCTGATCGGGTACAGACAGAGATGAACTATCTTCTGACTGAGGAGATGACAGAGTA